GTATTGTAATTTCCATCACCAGCTATTGCAGCACCAGCCTGAGAACCAACAGCCGTATTATAAGTTCCTGTGGTATTTGCTGCTAAAGCTGAAAATCCGACCGCAGTGTTGTCTCCTGCCGTTGTATTTGCACTTAAAGCAGCACTACCTACAGCCGTATTTTGTGAAGCAGTTGTATTTGCATCGCCAGCGGTGCTTCCAAGAAAAGTATTGTTTGCCCCTGTCGTATTTGCAGTACCAGCAACATAACCAACAGCCGTATTTGTTCCACCAGTTGTATTTGCTAGAAGGGCTGACTGTCCTACCCCCGTATTATTATTTGCGGTTGTATTTGCTCCAAGAGCATCAGCACCGAATGCTGTGTTAGAACCGCCCGTTGTATTAGCATCAAGAGTTCTCACCCCTACGGCTGTGTTGTTAGCTCCTGTTGTTGATTCACGCATTGCCCGATAACCAACAGCAGTATTATTCATATCAGCATTGCCAGAAGGATTTTGTGTAAGAAGAGTTTCATAACCCACTGCAACTGATTGGTCGCCAGCTACGTTAGTACCAAGAGCATCATGTCCAACTGCTGTGTTAGAAGTGCCAGTAGTGTTTGCATCCAAGGCTCTATAACCAACAGCGACGTTTATCCCTGATGTATTTGCAGTTAAAGCATGTCTACCAATGCCTGTGTTATCACTACCAGTAGTTGCAGTTCCAGCATTTTCACCCACAAAGGTATTATTACTTGCGGTTGTGATTGCATCACCAGCCGCATATCCGATTAAAGTATTGTTATCTCCTGTGGTTACTGCTGTTCCAGCCTCATCGCCAACTGTTACGTTATAGTTACCACCTGATTCTATTGAATTACCTGCATTGACACCTGCAATGTAGTTTGAAGTACCCGCAGTAACCGTTGATTGGGTGCCACTAATTATCCAACTATCGGCACTTTCGTCCCACAAAGCATATTTACCAGAGGTGGCTCCGAAGAACTTAACGTCATAACCTGTGTCATTAACACCAACAGTAACTGTGTTGCTAAAAGTTGCCGCACCATCAATCGCCGCTGCGCCTGTACATTCCAACGTTCCAATCTGAAGATCTGCTAGAGCATCAACAACTGCTGCACCACTCCCCGCGCCATCACAGTAGACAATGACGTTTTTGCCATTTTGAACAGTAACATTTGCTCCTGAACCTTGAGAAAGAATAATGTCGTCCCCAGCGGCATTTTCAATAATAAACCAAGCAGGGGCTGTGTTAGGTGCTATTGTTATTGTGCAATCTTGGCTCAAAGATCCCGTAAACTTAATTGCGCGGTACATACCGTCTTGAAGATTTTCAGTACCAGAACCCGGAGAGGCTTCTCTAACAGTTAAAGTAGCTGTGGAAGCGTCACTTAAAGCTACCGCTTTGTACGAAGCCAACCTATCTATAATATCAAAGTTGTGGTTCGTCGTAGTACCCCAAGTACCATCCTGTTCCCCGGAGCCTATCTTCTCTAAACTAAAACCTGTTGTATATGTGGAAGCCATATATCCAATCCTATACGATAATTATGTTAAGTATAATACTACGTGTTACCTTAAAATCCACTAACATTTTCCCAATTTGGTGTTTGTGTAGTACTTATAGCCGCCAAATTCGGTGTTTGTGTAGCGCTTATAGCTGCCCAATCTGGTGTTTGACTAGTATCTACGTTACCCCAAATAAATTCATTCCCTAATCTTCCTGTTGCACTTACCCCCGTTACTGCAACGGTTGCTCCAGATGCAATAGAAACACTACCTACAATACCTGACGCGTTCACTCCGGTTACAGAGAAAATAGCGCTTGCGGCCACAGTAACAGAACCAAGACCACTTGTTCCTGCGACACCAGTTGCTGCTATAGTAGCGCCGCCTGTAGCAGTTTCAGAACCAAGAGCAGAAGTACCTGCGACCCCGGTTACACTTACAGTTGCGCCGCCAGTAGCGGTTTCAGACCCAACAGCAGAAGTACCTACTACTCCTGTAACAGCAACAGTTGCACCGCCAGTAGCGGTTTCAGAACCAAGAGCGGAAGTACCTGCTACTCCTGTAACTGTTACAGGGAGTGCGGTGCTCCAAGCACCTTCGTTCCAAGTACCTCGTCCCCAGCCTCCTAAGTCTGTGTTAGACACAACTTAGTCCTAAAAACTACGCAATACGTATTATCGCGTTACTTGCATCCGCTGCAGGGAACGTAATAGTAAAATCACCACCAGAAGCAGTTTTATCCGCCCCAAAGTCAAGAACAGCAACTGCTTTATCAGAGTCAGAATCGTTGTAGATTAATGCCCCCCGTGCTGTAAACGACGCGCTGCTCCAAGTAGTATCAGAAAAATCAGTAAATGCTGTGGTGCTGCTGGTTGTTGGATCAACTCTTGTTAACGTATTACCACCTGCGGTGTATCCCGTACCAGATACTTCATTACTGGTCGTATATGCAGTTGTACCAGCGCCTAAACTTGCGCTAGAAGTGTACAAGGCTATCTTAAAAGTATCCCCGCCACTATTTTTAAAGTTGTGTACTGCTTCTAATAATTCTTGTTTAAAAGAAGTACACATTGCTTGTGAAATTGCCATAATATGCTCCTAACTAACCGCTTGCCTAAATTGACCTGAACGATAGGAATCTTCCCGTAATTTACCATCAGAAAGGTTCTTTAACAGTGATATAGATTGTAGATATAATTTTTCGTAGTTAGCGATTATATCCGCTTCGCCCTTCATAAATCGTATAGCTTCGATCAAAGCCCCGTTCAATAGAGCAGAGTCAAATTCATCTCCTAGCCATGTAGTGCTTGCTGTGACTATTGACTCTGGGTAGTACCCATAATGTAATTCCATTGAATAATTACTATTAGGCGTTGGGCCTAATATAATCGAAGTATCAGAGAAAAGCGCGTAGTGCGCGGGAACTCCAGTAGTTGCTGGATTAGGGTATGCTTCACGTATAAAATTAACGTCCTTGTTAAGAAGATAAGTATAAACACTACTACTATCTAATACTGCTAAACTATATGTGTATAAAAAATCAGTGGGCAGGGTTAAATATTTATTACTAGCCGTAAGTGCACCAGTAACATTTCTTCTAAGAGCAGGGATCTGTACTGTATTATATATTTTCTGTTCTGCTTGCTTAGTAAACATAGATATTTGATCGTCTGTAAATGTAGTTTCACAGATATCTGCAATGTTTGTTTTTAAGTCTGCGTAATTCATAACTATCTCATTAACTAACGCTTACAGTAACATTTCCAATATGCCCAGTACCAATTAAGTCGTTAGGAGTTAGATCAAAAGGATCATTACCCCCGCCAACCGGACTCCAACCCCATTGTATACCTCTACTCTGTGTGTACCCAGCAAAATCTGGTCGGGGGTCTTTTATAGCTTGTGGATCATCCACAGGATACATACCTAATTTAAGCTGTGGATGATCCGAATCCCAACAAGTAGGACACGCTTTTAAACTTGTAACTTTGCCCTTCTTAGTCAAAGAACGTAATTCACGCAATTTATATCTAAAACCACATATATCACATTCAGCGATAGCATTTTTAGAAGAGGCAAAACGTGTAGCCATACTACTCAATCTTACCTTTCTCTTTCATAAAAATACCTGCTGCAACTGTTACTGCCGCCGCAATTAAAAACACTGATGCAGCTTTAGGTATAACTATTGATAAAAGAATAGCACCTACACCCACAGCTATCCAAGTTGTCGGTTCAACTAATCTACTTTTTATCCATTCCATAGCTTCCATAACATACCTCCTGATTAATATTTCTAAGTTAAATTCTAGCAATACGAGGTACAAACCTCGCTGAAGTTTTCTCTCTATCCTCTCCGGCTGCTAATTCAAATTGAGCCTCATATTCACCTTTTAGTAATTGAAGTCTAGGAGCAAGTTCAGGGTCTTTCATAGCAATATTATATGCTAACCCAGCTACTAAACACGGTAAAAATCTAAAATTCATATCTGCGGTTTCAACACCGTTACCAGCATCTTCAATACGTCGTAACCGCCAATACACAAGTGTGTAATCATTACTATCTGGCACAGGCCACACATTTACTTTAGGCGCGGCAGTTAATCTTTCTATCCATACTTGTATAGGTCTGCCGCGTGTTAACTTGTTAGGTATTGAAGCATATGTGCTTACGCTAATTCGACTTATATTAAGGTCTGATTGTTTAGTGGTACTACCGCTATCAGTACGTATAACTTGCTCTAACAAATCTATAGTATCGGCAGGAAGAGTATATTGAGAAGTACCTGTCGTAAGGCTTACGGTTCCAGAATCTACAGTCCAAAGGTTTATACCTCTGTTCTGCCATTCAATAGTAAGAATATTCATAGATCTACGAGCAGTACGAAGATCATATCCAGAACGCATTTCACGGCCAGCACGTTCCCACGCTTCTTCAGCAATCTCGGTAAAATTCATATCAAACGCGGTGGTGCCTGATGTAGCCATTACGCTTTCCTATACCTTTTTGTTTTAGCAGCTATTTTTCTTGGCTGCTTCACGAACTGTTTCCCGGCAGCAGTCCCTTGGCGCTTTGCTCGCGTGGTCGCTGCATACTCTTGTGGAGATAACGACTTTATGGCGTTCTTCGGTAGATACCGTTCGCCCGTCTCGCTCGACTTCTTGCCTGATTTGGTCGTCCATTCTTGTTTTGTCCAATTCTTTAGTGATCTCTGTGGTTTCTTTAAACCACCTGCTTTGTAATAACGACGCATTACGACTTATAGCCCCCGCCAGCTTCTTTATATTTTTTAGCTAGCATTTGGGCTTTACGAGCGCTCCATTGGCCGGGGTTTCCTCCTTTTCCACCAGATTTAATTCTACTAAACAAACGTTTCCTCATACCCGGCTTGGTATAGTTTCCTGCTTCATTTACCCGTGATGTTGAACCGCCCGCTTTGTAGTATCGACGCATTAGGAGCCTTTCATAACTACCATTTTAGCATTACGAACGCCTTGACGAGCCATACCACAACCACGAGGCTTGCCGCCTTTTACGCCGCCGCCGTGACCATACTTCAACATACCGCCGCCCATTTTCTTGACAATTTTTCTCTTCTTTGCCCTCTTTCTCTTTTTTGGTTTAATTTTTTGTACTTTAGCGTCTGCTAAAGCGCCTTCTATACCGGCTTCCGTAGCACCTGCACCTGCACCTGCGCCCAAAGCGCCCATCATAGCGCCCATTGACCCCTGCTGTGCTTCTACCATATCACCGGCTTGGTATTTCATAACTTTCTTATCTTTCTTCATCTTATTTACCTACTTTCTTCATAGCTTTGTTGTGAGCACCTTTAAACGAACTACCTTTACGCATAGCTTTTTTCATACTTGCCATATGTTTTTTACTATGGTGTTTAGAATGAGTTTTTAAAACATCCTTTTGCTTTTTGCTAAGTTTTCTAGCCGCATCTTTTTTCCGCACTTAACACCTCCAGCGTTTTCTAGCTTGTCTAAGACGACTGTTAGGATCTTTAGCTGCTTTGGGGAACTTTTTCATTTGCCCTGCGGAACGAGCACAATAAGACTTACGCCTGTTAGCGGCTTTACTTCCGGGTTTAACTTTACCCGTAACCGCTGTTTTTAGCTTACTGCCGGGGTTTTTACGTCTATATGCTTTTACCCCGGCTCTAGTCATACCGGCACCAGACTTGGTGGGCCTAAAGTTTTTCTTGTTCCTTGCTGGCATATTATCGGGTTTACGTACATTACCCCCAGATTTATAATATGAACGCATGAAACTACCCTATGAATAAAACACCGTTAAAGACGACATATGTGTTTGTGTGTACAGCACGTATCCACCACCCGCAAACAAGATCCCATCATCAGGAACATCAGGGTACTGCGTAGTATTTGCAGAAGCTACAGTATTAAACTGCATACGAACGCTACCAGATGAAGAACCTTCTCGGAAGGTAATGGTACCTGCAGTACCAGTATTCACAGCATATATCCCACGAAGCCTCATTCGACCTCTAAACATAGGGGCAGCAACAGCCGTTCCAGAACCAGCACTAACATTACCAGCAGGATTACCTACCGCTGCTATAGCCGTTACAGTCGCAAAATATGCAGATCCAGTTGCCGTACCTGCATTAGCACCTGTTATAGACTCGGTTGCAGACGACCCCGTTTCATCCGTTCCCGTTACTGTAAATGATATACCTGAATCATCTCCAGCACTAAGAATAGTAACATTACGGGGTTCGTCAAAAGTAACCGATCCACCAGAAGCTAAAGCTCCTCCTATAACCAGATTAGCATTATTCCCTACAGAAGCTGCTGTAGAAATACCATCGGCATCTATAGCAGCCGCTTCTATAAACGTAGATTGAATATCAGAAGACATATGTATCTCCTATTCAAATGGTGTTGCTAGAGTACCATCACCATGTAAATGAGCTTCGCAATGCCAAACGGCTGCTGTCGTTGCTTTTAGTCGGATAATTCCACCAACAAGCCAACCCTGTGCCGCTTCACCAAGATCAATGGTATCATCATTACTCGCATCAGGTATAAAGACGTTTACATCAGTAGCCGTTGCTGGATCAAAAATCATGGCAAAACCAGAATAAAGATCGCTGGTATTTTGCGTATTGATTTTTCCTGCGCCAGTAAAAGTCGTACCAACAATAAAAGTATATTGAAGCCCTGCCGCTGCCGTAGGTAGCGTAACAACAATCCCTGCTGCGCGGTTAAGAGTGAAGACTGCACCAGATTGAGTTGAAGCAACGCTATAAGTAGCATCTTCAATAGAAACAACATTGTCATAAGACGAGACGTAACCAGTAGTAACCAGATTACCGCTTGTATCAATATCAAGATTGGTGGTTATCGCGCCGGTACCGGCGGTTTTAGAAATTTGCTCAAACCCGTTTTCGGAACGGACGGGGCCGTTAAAAGTAGTGTTTGCCATGTTTATCTCCTGTCTTGGCAAATGTCAGCCGCACAATGCAGCTGTCAGGGACAATTAAGTATATAATAAAGAGAGGGGAGTAACAAGTACCCCCCTCAATACGCGGTACTAAGCTCCGGGTGATCCAAAAATTCCAAGTGGATCAGAGACACCGAAAGAATAACGCTCCCGTGCCTTGTAACGACTATTACCCGTATCAAAGTCAGCATCCATAGATGTCTGCATTGCGGTACGAGTAAAGTGTTTCAAGCCATTAGGTACGTCAGTCATAACAAACCACGCATCTGTATCCGTTAGATAGTGGTTGACTGCATAACCTTCAGGAATAGAACCATTACTCTTAATGGCGTTCAGGTCGTTATCTGCTGTGCTTACACGACCCTCAGTCTCCAACAACCGAGTAGCAACGAATTGCAAATCAGATGGGATAATGAGTTTACGTGGGCGAGCAGCAATCAACAGGTCACGCTCATCCGTCCAACCACCAATCTGGATAACGGCGGCTTCAAGAGAAGTCTCGTTAAGATCAGCAGCAGTCGCAGGAGTGTTAGAGTTGGTACCACCAGAAACAAGTGGGTGAGAAGTAGAGCAAAGCGCTACGCCGTCCCCGTAAGTGGTGGAGAAGGCATCATTAAGAATAGCTGCCCCCTTGACCTGTTTTGTGTAAGCCATAGCGCGGGCAAGAGCCTTCGTATAACGAGCAGACAAGGAGTCATACAAGTTATCTTCAACAGCTTCCTCAGTAACTGAGAATCCCATCGCAATGGTTTCGTGTGTGTAACGAGCCGTCCATGCTTCTTGTGCATTGTCATACTCGATGGCAGAGCCTTCGTCTTTGACAGGTGCAGCAGAGAAACCAGACAGTTTCGTTTCTTCCTCAAAAGAGCGGTCAGAAGACTCGGATTCGAATATCTCCTTATGCTCTTCACCGTACTTCGCATACTCCATACCAAACAGAGCATTAAGGCCGGGGAGGAGTTCTTTAAGTAATTGGGCGCGTGATATAGCCATTTTACATTACTCCTCTAAACGCCGGTTGTGTTGTTGAACGCGTGACCAGCATTCCACTTAACGAGCACTTCAGGAAAGGCCGTTGAAGAGGTTTTAGTGTCGGTCACTACATCTACTACACGAAGTGGGAAAGTAGCGGTGGTAGCGGAAGTGTCGTCAACAGCAATTTTAGAATTGCCAGTAACAGTACTGCCGGTATTATCTACCATCTGCAAGTTTGCCCCGATATCGGTAATAGCAAGATCAGCTATAGTCGTACCAGAAGATACAACTGCAACTTTAAACAACACATTCGGATCATCGACCACATATGCCATAGCATCACTAGCAACTGTGCTAGCGGGCCAATATTGTTTGAATGTAATTTGAGAAGTACTAGGATCAGTGTAAGTACATCCCATAAAGACACCAATAGGTGTCATAGCAGCGTCAGCGGTATCTCGCTCAACGGTGCCGCCAGTTACGAGTTTGACAGCATCTCCGCAAAAAATATCGGTGCCGTATGCACTGGCAATTCTATATTGCCGAGTAGCACCATTGTACGGAGAATTGTCAAGCATCTTAACGGGCTTTAGTCCATAAGGACCAGAGATTGTAGGATAAGCCATTGCTTATATACTCCCGAGTTAAATGTTAAGATCCTTCACCAAAAGTAACCTTCGTTTTCCGATCATTAAAGAGCGGCATACGAGGGTCATTCTCCCGCATTAGGTTGTTGTCTACAGCAGCTATTTGAGCTTTGCTTTGCTTATTGTAATAAGCATTACGCTCCTCAATTAACTCCTTTGGAGCTTTACAAAGCATTAACCCTCCAATTACAACATTATCCTTGAACCTTTCTTGTTCAATCGTAACCATTGTAATCTCTGGATGGTTTTCTGCCTTAACAGGCTCCCAACCTTCACGCAGTTTTGAGGAAACATTAGTAGCATCAACGTTACCTAACGTCGCTACACGAACCCAATGAAATTCATAACCCGGCTCGGGAGTAGGTGAGGGAAGCACCTCGGGGCGCGTCCAAGCTCGTTTACGGGTCGTTTTTTCTCGTGTTTCTTGCTCACGGTTAATTCTATTATCAGCCATTAGCATCTTTCCTCATCTCTATTGCAACCTGTTTGGCGTATTCTTCAAGAGGGACTCCTAAACGATTTGCAAGGGTTACTTGTGTTTGCGTTAATCTCACCTTCTTAGGTGTTGTGCTCCGCGTAGCGGGGGCAACCACATTAGCCTTCTTACGTTTAGGCGTTTCTCTATCTAATTCTTCAGTACCCTCGAAATTTTCGGGGAATACTTCTCGCATACGACCATTTATAGTGTCGTAGTAGTCATCACTTTGCGGGCTTATGCCCTGTTTGACAAGTTTATTATGCAGTCCCAGCGCAAAACTTGTCATTTCGTCATCTGAACCAAACCATGTATTAGCTTTCGCCCATTCATTAGCCCGGTCATCAACCTGCACTGGAGCGGATTGTGGTACATCTCCTTCTACAGGGGTTCCCTCTTCCTGTAAAGGTATTTGTATGTTGTTTAAGCGATCTGATCGTATCTTAGCAGAAGTTAACTGTTCTTGTGCTTCTACGACTGCGTTTGAGTCACCGGCTTCGTAAGCCTCTTTATACGCACTTTTAGCTCTTTCCAGATCACTATCTGCTGTACGTTTAGCTTGATCTAAAAGCACTGTTTGGTTTTTAGTAGCAGATGTTTTAAGACCCTTGTTCTCTTCTACAAGCTGTTGAGTATACCTCTCAAGTTCTTCACGTTCACGAAGAGCTTGTTCTTTTGCCCTACGTTCGTCGTGATAACCCTTACTAAAGTGCTTTATCCTCTTACGAACTTTGTCAGAATAATCTTCAAGTTCTTCGTCAGTCACTTCTTCGGGAGGTTCAGATGCTTTACGCCCCCTGTCTTGTTCAGGAGTATCATCTACAACTTCAACTTCAAAATCATCGGCCCCGTTAGCTGCTTTTTTGGAAGGTTCTTTTACTTCCTCGGCTGCGCTACCGGATAGATCAACATCTATGGCACTAGAAGATTCTACCTCAATTTCTGCTTCTTCATTATCAGGTTCTGGAAAACTAAACTCTACTTTTTCAAAAGGCATATGAATACCCTCCTATGCTTTGCAGATGCCGCGAGGATCAGGAATAACTGCCTCAACAGAATCGTCGTTCATCAATCTAAACTCTTTACCATTGACAGTAAAACGTGTGCCAGTGTTCATACGAAACATAACGTAATCACCAACCTTACACCAAGGACCATCAGGAAAACGGTCTTTATCAGTATATGCACCGTTACCCATATCTATAACAATGCCCATAATAGAAGTAATATACTCCCTATGTTTTTCGCTTTCTGTTTTTAACAGAAGACCTCCTCCGTAATAGTCATCAATATCGGGCAAAGCTACCAATATATGATACCCACATGGTATAGGTAATTGTGCTTCCCAATCTTCATCAGATACAGGTTTAAGTTCTGTTGCTGTGCTATTCATCGTCATCATCTTCCAAATAATTGCGCGAGAGGTCTTCTATATGTGAAAGTGCGGTGTCGAGACCCCGGATCAAACCACACACATTTCTATACTCGGCAAAGTCTTTTGGACCTCCCCCAGCAAGAAATTCTACAGCAGAGGATTTTTGTTCCCCGATGCGTTCTTTAAGCACGTCAAAGACGGTTCTTGGCATATTTACTCTCTTCTATTGTTAGGTGGAGGAGTAGTTACTGCTTTAAATATTTCTAAATCTAGTTTATCTGACTCCTTCTTTACCTCCGCATCAATTTTTACTTTAGCTTTTTGTGCGTCTATAACTATACCGGCCTGTTCATTTTCTACTCGTTGTGCGTTTGTAGCCGCATCAACTTGATCTTTTTGTGCCTTGCGCATTAACTCTGCTTGTTGCAGCGCAGAATCAGCCTGATCTTTTTGTGTCTTACGTTGTACTTCGGCCTGTTTAACGGCTACTTCTTCACGCCGTAATTGTAATACAGGATCTTGTGCTTTTTGTTGGGCTTCTCGTTGAGCAGCTTCTTGTTTATGAGTTTCAGTAAGTTGTTTACCTGCATCGGCAACAAGCCTTGAAAGTTCAGTTTCAATTTCTTCAGACAACGGTTGGTCAGGTGGCGGAAGCGGAACACCAAGTTTCTCTTCTATCTGTTTACGATAATTAAACCCTAGATGTTCTGCTATGTGTGCTTGTAACGCCATCATAATTTGTTGTGCTTGCGGGTTCTGTCCGATTAATTGAGCAACCATAGGATCTTGCATAAACGCCATATGTGTTCCTATATGAGCGTCATGGTCCTGATATATAAAGGCTTTCATTGGTTTTCCAACCAGTGCGGCCATATTTTCACTAACAGGATCTGTAGGAATAGCGTCATCTTTAGTGGGAACAAGTTTATCCGCGTTCTTAACACCCAACACTTCGATCATCTGCCTGTGTAACTGTGGCAGGTCATATATCTGTGGTGCAGACTGAGACATCTGAAGGACAGCTTGATACTGTACAACTCGTTGCGCCATAGTAGAACTGTTAGGATCACTAACAGGAATTACGTCTACAGTATCGTAATCTGAACGTCTGGCGCTTATCTCTCCGCGAAACGGTTTGTAGTCATATGAATCAGCCGCATATTCGGCCATTATTTCTTTAAGAAGTTTAAACTCCTGTTTCATTGCGTAATGAACACGAGCCTGTACCGCAGCCATAGGTTTGAGAGTGCGTTCAAGTAAAGCTAGTGTCGTGCCTACAGGTGCATTAGCCGACATATCAGATATATTCATATCGCTGATAGCACCAAGACGACGGCCTTCGGTTGTAATCTGGTTAAGAAGTTGGAGAAGTGTATTGCTGGGTTCTTTATATGGAAGCGGCATAATATTATCGCGTATGCTGCCTGACGGTACATCTACGTCACGCCACTCGCCGGGTTCGATAGGCGTATCATCGCCTTTAATTCTAAGACCCCGAGATTTTATACCGCCCGGTAGATTAGATAACGTACCTGCGTCTACTAATTGCCGAATAATACTCGTACCAGCTTTGGCATACCCACCAATAATGTGAATAAGACCTAAACCATAAAAACCAAACCCCGGCACATATACATAATGCACAAAATGTTGGCGTTTTAACATAAGCGGATCTTCAGGATCCCAGTTTCTACGTACAGCAAGCACTTCATTAGTACTGCGTTCTATAGTAACTACGTAAGGTTTTGCTATTTCATCTTCAGAATCATCAATACCATCAATGATTAGGTCAGCATGTATTTCATAAATTGCATACCGATCATCATCAGTTATAGAATAACCACCCTCTTCGGCTTTACGTTCTTCTATATCAGTATGAAACGGTTGTGGTTCTTGTAACTCTATGTCTCTATAAAACTCGTTAGCCTGAAGTTTTTTCAGGTCATTCTTTGTTTTACGCATTATATGCGTAACACGTTCTGCACTTTCTATATGAGACGCGCCATAAGGCACGATAACATCTTCTGCTGGAATGTAGATAGCTGTCTGGCGATCTATATTTGGATCATAGTAAACTTTTTTAAAGGCAGATCCTGAAAGCCCGAGACTATATAAGAGTCGTTCGTGTTCGGGACGATACTCAATCATACGCTCAGTAAGTTCATAGTTCATGTCTGCTTTTACACGGGCAGCAGCTTCTTCTTTTTCTTTTGTTTCTTCTCCGAGTATCTTGGTTTTTACAGGACCAGCAGAAGGAAAAGTCTCACTCATAGTCTCCGCTTGAAAGCGGATAGCCGCTTCCGCAAGCACCGTCGAATAAACACCACACGCGCCTTCCCACGGATCCGTCCTTTCTTCGTACTTAAATCCAAGCACGTCGAGTCCTTTAACGAAGGTGTCTGCCCAATCCTTGCGAGAATCAATGTCAGCATCGACCAATCCTATAAGTTCATCAGCTATATTTGCTAATTCGCCCTCTTCTAAATCTTCGGCTATGTTCCTGTCAAATACGTCTTTCTCGCCCCCATCTTTTCCGCCGGGGATAAGAGTTATCTCAACACTACCATCATCAAGAGTAACCATGTCAGGATTAACAACTTCTATCTCTAACTCACCTTCGGGTAACGGTGTCATTGTTTTTTCAATAGCCATAATACATTCCTAATAATACCCGCCAGCACGACGTTTAAAATATTGTATTTCTTCCGGTTCATCAGAAGGCAATCTTATAAAACCGCCCTGCCTAAATCTCATAAGAGCCATTATGGTAGAGTCAACTAAGTCATCGTGGCTCATAAATGGAAACCCGGCAATTTCTTCTACCACTTCTTCTGCCCAACGTGTAGCAGGAACCCACACTAAACCAGAAGCTACAATATCGGAAACAGAATTTAACCTTGCCATCTTATCTCCCGATCCTCTATGGGGAGTATATTCCTGCACAGGTAATCCCATTCTACGCATTTCCTGATACAAAGCTGTACCGGAACTCTTCTTCTCCACAATAAACGAATCCGGTTCCCATTCTCCGTATTCTTCCATAGCTAGCTGTTTTAACTCAGGAAACTCCATACGCTTCTTTATACTATTTAACAATATAATATTGTACGCGCCAGTCTCTTCGTTTAA